ACACTCAGCTTGATGCACTAAGCGCCAAACTACTAGATATATTTAACGAACAAGAAGTCGAAAGCTTACGCACCGCTTCGGGTACCGTTACTCGACGTGTGATAACTAGGTTTTGGGCGGGTGATTGGGAGTCAATGTATGAGTTTATCAGGGAACATGACGCCCCCTACCTACTAGAACAACGTATACATAGCGGTAATATGAAGCAGTTCTTAGAAGAAAACCCTGATTTAGCGCCGATTGGACTTAACACGGACACTCGATACGCTATTTCTGTACGCAAACCTGCAAACAAGTGAGGTAATTATGAGCAACATTACTATTTTTGAGTCCGGCGAATTGTCTGATGACTACGTACTCCCAAACCAAGGGCTGTCGGAACTGGCGAAAGCTGTGGCCCAGCCTTCTGGAGGCACAAACCGCCGTATCCAGACAAATACAAATGGGACGTTCCGCAGAATTGTTAACGGTCAGCAGATTGGTAATGCTATCAGAGGCGAGTTCTCCGCCATCATTGTGGGCATGCTGCCGAAAGTATCTAGGCAGTATTATGCTTCGGCGTACAACCCGGACGCAAAAGCCACGCTGCCTGACTGCTGGGCTAACTTGGGCGACAAGCCGGAGAGCAATGCGCCTAACAAGCAGTCCGCAAACTGCGCGACATGCCCTCAAAATATTGTAGGTTCTGGGGCGGGCGGCAAAGGGCGCGCGTGTAAATATCAGCGACGCGTAGCGTTGATTCTGCCGGGCCGTGGCCCAGAGATATATCAGTTTAACATTCCCGCTACTTCGCTATACGGCGAGGGTTCTCACAATGTGCACCCCTTTGAGAGCTATGTTAAGTTCCTGCTCGCGAATAACACATCTATTGACTACGTAGTTACTAAGGTCGCCTATGACCTAGAAGCCGACACAATGAAACTTAAGTTTAGCCCCGTTCGGCCTATAACCACGGAAGAGTTAGAAGATGTTAAAGCCGCCCAAGCTGATCCCGCTTGCCAGCGAGCAACGCAACTTACAGTCGCGCAAACCGATGGTGTAAAAGCGGTAAGTGCACCTAAGGCGGAAGAAACTCCGGCTCCCAAGCAGGAAGAAAACAAAACTGAAGATTGGGGTGACGAGGTCCAAGAGGCGGAGTTCGAAGAAGTAACTAAAGAAGCCGCCCCTAAGAAACGTAAGACCGCTAAGGCGAAGGTCGAGCCAAAGGCAGACTTGCAGGATATCCTTGACGCTTGGGCTGATGAGGATGACTGATGACGGTAGGATACTCGCTACATATCCGCAATCTAAACGCGGATGCTAAACTCTCTTCGCCGGGGGTGGCCTTAGGCAGATATTGCATCGACAGGGGCATACCCGTTGCGGAAGTAGCCAGAGAGTTTGGAGTCACCCGGGCTACAATATATAATTGGTTCTGCGGGGCTACGGTCCCGCAGACTAAACTCCAGCCGCTCTTACACGAGTATATGAGTGAGCACGAATCTGGGCGATAAGATACGGCGCACGGGCGCGTATAAAGGAGCAGTATGTCTAATTTTGACTTATTACGGGCAGTGCAGCCCGAGGAAGGTTGGTTTGCTCTAGTCGGCATAGGGGATACGGGGGTACGTCAGTTTCTCGTAGAGACTAGGGAGGAAGCCGATAAAACAATAGCCAAGCTGGTTAGCGAAAAACAAAACGTATTTTTTGGGGTGGCTAAGTTTACTGATGGGGAGAGCAGAAAGAAGTCTAATGTTCGTGCGCTTAAGGCTATATGGGTAGACATAGATTGCGGCCCCGACAAAGCCAAAAAGAACCCTAAGACGGTCGCCCTGACGGGTACGCTTCTCAAGCAAAAGCGCTCGTAGCCCTAAAACAGTTTGTAAGTATAGTAGGGCTAGCAAAGCCGATCATCGTAAACTCTGGGCGCGGACTGCACGTATACTGGCCGCTTGAACAGGAGGTATCTCCAGCGGAGTGGCAGGTTGTCGCTAACCGTTTGCGAGAGCTATGTGAAATACACGACCTGTACGCTGACCCTGCATGCTTTGAACCCGCACGAGTCTTACGTGTGCCCGGCACGAGCAACTATAAAGGCGAAGAGCCTGCACCTGTAGCTGTTATGCAAGTAGGAGGTGCGACTGATTTTGCTGAGCTTAAGGAGTTACTCGGGGTTAAAGAATCTCTCATTGAAAATTTACCTAGAGCTGAGCTTAGCCCGCTGGCACAGCAACTACAGGATAACTTAGAGGCAAGCTTTTCAGCTATAATGAAACGAGGCGAGAATGGTTGCGCCCAACTTAACGACTGCTTCATCAATCGCGCCTCTCTGGCAGAACCTAGGTGGTTTAGTGCCTTATCAATAGCCAAGTTTTGCAAGGATAGGGACAAAGCAATCCACCTGCTATCAGCCGACCATCCAGATTACGACCCTGATAAGACGGAGCAGAAGCTAACCCACATAGCAGGACCCCATAGATGCGAGACTTTTGAGGCGCAAAACCCCGGAGGGTGCGACGGATGCCCCCATAGAGGGAAGATAGGCTCGCCTATATCGCTGGGTAAGCAGTTAGTAACAGCTACGGAAGAAGACAACGTAGTAGTAGAAGAGGTAGACGATAGCACTACACAGGCCCCAATAGTCCATACAATACCCGAATACCCTTTCCCTTTCGTGCGCGGAAAGCACGGGGGTATATACAAGATGGCGGACAAAGACGCGGAGGACCAAACACCTAAGCTGGTGTACGGAGATGACCTATATATAGCCCGCAGGATGCGCGACCCTACGAAGGGGGAAGTGGCGCTAGTTAAACTACATACACCCATGGATGGGGTGAAAGAGTTCGTTATTACTAACGAAGCAATGATGGCGGATCGTAAGGAGATGCTCAAAGCCTTAGCTAGAGAGGGAGTGAGCATGTACGGACCTAAGAAGACCGATTTACTGACTCAGTACATGTCGCTGTCATTTGAGGATTTAAGACGCAAGAAAAAGGTAGAACATATGCGAACGCAATACGGATGGACCGACAACTACAGCAAGTTCGTGGTTGGAAATAGAGAAATTACGGCGCAAGGGGTATTCTATAGCCCCCCATCGTCGCTGACAGAAGAACTGACGGATAATTTTACGTCTGCCGGTTCTTTTGATAAGTGGAAAGAGGTGTTCGATATCTATGGGCGACCGGGATTTGAAGCCCACGCATTTGCCGCCGCTATGGCATTTGCGTCTCCGCTGTTCCACATGTCTGGGCATCGCGGAGCATTGGTTAGCCTCATGAGTCCCGAAACAGGTACAGGCAAGACGACAATCCTACATATGTGTAACAGCGTATGGGGTCACCCAGAATACCTGTGCGCTAAAGCGGACGATACGTTTAACTCCAAGGTCCACAAGATCGGGGTATACAATTCTATTCCGTCCACGTTTGATGAGATGACTAACACGCCCGAAATGGAACTCTCTCGTTTGGCGTACCTAATTACGCAAGGTGAGGGCAAAGACCGTATGAAGGGGGCGTCCAACGAGCTACGTAAAAATCTAGCTAAATGGCGTACCGTCGCACTCTGCTCCTCGAACTCCTCATTCTATCAGAAACTTAAATCGCTAAAGGATAGCCCTGCCGGTGAGCTTGCGCGTATAATTGAGCTAGAGATTAAAGATGTTGAGGGTCCCGGCGCACTCGACGTATCCTACGCAAAAAGTATGTTCGACCACCAACTACGCGAAAACTACGGGCATGCGGGACCGGCTTATATAGAGTACGTAGTGGCTAATTACGAAGAGGTAAAAGACCTATTTAAGTCAACCCAAGGTATTGTGGATGCCGAACTAAAACTTACGCCAAAAGAGCGTTTCTGGTCCGGACTATGTACTTCTGTATCTACGGCTATGCTGCTCATGAGACGCCTAGAGTTGTGCAGTTGGGATATTGGGCGGATAAACCGGTGGATGCGCCCTATGATTAACAATGTACGGAGTCAGACATCCACCCCGCTCGACAACGACCTGAATGTTTTGGGGGACTTTATTAACCGCCACTCCCAACATCTGCTAATCGTAAACGACGGGGCGGATCGTAGGTCGAACCTAAAAGAAGCGCCCTTGCTGGAGCCTAGGTTTGATACCAAGATTCGGTACGAACCCGACACTAAAAGGCTATACATCGTAGCGGGCGCATTTAGGAAGGACTGCACCGCTTCGCAAATTAACGCTACAGCCACCTTGGCAAAACTAGAGAAACGGGGTTTGTATCTAGGGAGCGACGCGAAACGCATGAACAAGGGCACTAGGGTAAACTCTCTACCCGTGCAGGCACTCATATTCGACGGAGGTCATTCTGACTTTACGGACTTGGAAGAGTTCGCGGGGCTAGAGGCAAAGACGGAGTCTGCCGGTGAAAGTGTCGGGAGTTAGTTTTGATATAGACTGGAGAGAGTTCGTAAAAAACTCCAGTTTTGATATCCCATGCGTAGACCCAGAACAAGCCAGACGTGAAGTGCAGCTAGTGACGGATAGGTTAGGCATGAATATCCACACTAAAGTGGTGATTAAAGACGGGGTTAGGGCTTTACGAGTCTGGCGTATATGATACCAAGACTACGGAAGTTTGCTCCTTCCACTTGCATTTATCCTTTACCCCCCGTCTAATTGGAAGCTGGCGGGGGGTTTTTTCTCGATACTCTTTCTCTATTGCACGGTATAGCC